TAGACTTTGAAAACTCTGGTAGTCTAGGTGCAGATGTATCAGGAAATGGAAATAACTTTACTGTAAATAATTTAACTAGCATAGACCAAACTACTGATACACCGACTAATAATTATGCTACTATTAATCCATTATTTAATTTAGCATCATCCGTTGCAACTATGAGTGATGGAAATTTAACTATTCTATCAACAACAAGTTCATTTACAACTTCTCCAGCAAGTTTAGCATTTTCATCAGGTAAGTGGTATTATGAAGTTAAATGGCTAACAGGAACAAGCGGAGATTTTGCATCTAAAGTTGGTTGGGGTAATCCTGATAAAGGAACTTCAATGAATACTCAGGGAAGTATTCTTTACAGAAATAATACTGGAAATAAATTTATAGATAATTCAGGAAGTGCTTATGGAGCTACTTGGACGACTGCTAACGATATAATTGGTGTTGCAATAGATGTTGGTGGTGGAACAGTTACATTTTATAAGAATGGAGTATCACAAGGAGACATTACAATATCAGGTGGTTTAGATGATGGAACATTTATTATTCCTTTTATTCAAGTTGCTAATACTGATAAAGTTTCAGTAAACTTCGGCAACCCACCATTTACTATCTCATCAGGAAATAGTGATGGTAATGGCTATGGAAATTTTGAATATGCAGTACCTAGTGGATATTATGCACTCAATACAAAAAATTTAGCGGAGTATGGATAATGGCTTACACTACAATAGATAAACCAACAGATTATTTTAATACTGTTTTGTGGACAGGAGATGGAACATCAGGAAGAACAATATCAGGAGTTGGATTTCAAAGCGATTTTTTATGGATTAAATCAAGAAGTAATGCAACCAATCATAGTTTAACAGATGTAATAAGAGGTGGTAATCTTCAATTAAGATCAAATACTACTGATGCAGAATCTCAATTTGGTAGTCAAGATATAACATTTACTTCTGATGGATTTACAAATGCTGGTTCAACATCAAATAATAGTGGATTTACATTTGTTGGGTGGAACTGGTTAGCTGGTGGAACAGGAGTATCAAACACAGATGGAACTATAACAAGCACAGTTTCAGCTAATACTACAAGTGGATTTAGTATTGTGTCTTATACAGGAAATGGAAGTACAAACCAAAGTGTAGGACATGGATTATCACAAGCACCAGAAATTCTAATTACAAAAGGAAGAACTAATTCTCAAAATTGGGCAGTTTATGGTAGTGTAATTGGTGTTGATAAAAGATTATATTTAAATACAACAGATACAGCTGATACACTTTCTGGATATTTACCTGCTGATACATCTTCAGTAATCAATCTTTCTGGAACAAGTTCTATGAGTAATATTAATACTAGTTCAATAGATTATATAACTTATGCTTTTCATTCTGTTAAAGGATACTCAAAAATTGGAAGCTACACAGGAAATGGCAGTACAGATGGAACATTTGTTTATACAGGATTTAAACCAGCTTTTGTTTTATATAAACAATCAAGTAGTGCTGGAAATCAATGGGAAATGAGAGATAATTTAAGAGATGTAACTTTTAATCCTACAGATAAAGCATTAGCACCAAATTTATCTAGTGCAGAATTTACAACTGATCCTATTGATTTATTATCTAATGGTTTCAAATTTAGAGGTGGAAATGGTCAAGATAATGGCAGTGGCTCAACATACATCTACATGTGTTTTGCTGAAAATCCATTCACTACTTCTACTGGGATTCCTTGTACAGCTAGATGATTTGTCATAATCCTAACTGTAATAATAAAATTATTGGTAAAAGAAGTGATTGTATTTCTTGTTCTCCTTATTGTGCAAGAAGAATTATTTATTTAAAAAATATAGATAAAGAAAAAGAATATAATAAAAAATATCATCAAATTGCCAAAGAAAAAATAAGGAAAAGAAAATCTCCTTATATGCAAGAATATAGATTAAAAAATCTTAAAAAAATAAAAAAACAAATAGCTGATTGGCAGAAGAAAAATCAAGATAAGAAAAATAGTTTATGTGCAAAAAGACGAGCAAAGTTATTAAAAGCAATACCTAAATTTGCCAATCTTGATAAAATAAAAGAAATATATAAAAACTGTCCAAAAGGTTATCATGTAGATCACATAATACCATTAAATAACCCTATTGTTTGTGGGCTTCATGTTGAATGGAATTTACAATATTTGTCAGCAAAAGAAAATTGTAGTAAAAGCAATAAACTGATATTCTAATATGAATGATAAAACTTTTAAACATACTAAAACATTGGAAAACTAACTTATGGAAGAAATCAAACAACGAATTAAAGAACATGAGGGGTATAGGGATACTGTGTATTCCGATAGTTTGGGTTTCGCTACTATTGGCTATGGTCATCTTGTATTACCCTCTGACAATTTCGTTGAGGGTGTTACTTATGATAAAGAAACTCTTGAAGAAGTCTTTGATAATGATTTTAAAATAGCATTAGATTCAGCTAGAGAATTACTAAGAAATATAGAACATAATCATATTGTATTTGGTGTTATTGTTGAAATGTGTTTCCAATTAGGCAAACCAAGAGTAATGAAATTCAAAAAAATGTGGGAAGCACTAAGAGAAAAAAACCTTGATAAAGCTAGTGCAGAAATGATAGATAGTAATTGGCACAAACAAACCACAAAAAGATGTGAAAGTTTGGCTAGTATAATGAAAAACGCAAACAAATAGGAGAATATTATGCCAATGGGAAAAGGAACTTATGGGTCTAAAAGAGGCAGACCATCAATGAAGAAAAAGAAAAAATCTAAAAAGAAGAAAAAATAATGGCTACAAAGAAACCTATATATGCTAAAGCTAGACCAAAAAGATTAGGCAAACCAAAATCTTTTAATAAAAAGTCTAAGGCTTACAAATCAGCAAAAAGAAAAGCTGATAAGAAATTTGGCAAAAAGGTTTCTTTGTATAAAAACATATTTATTTCTCAAGCTATTAAAAAATATAAACCTAGAAAGAAAAAGAAATGAGTAAATCTGCATTACAAAAAATAGAATCACACGAAAAGCTATGTCGTATAATGCAGAAACTAACGCATCAAAAAATTTCAGTAATAGAAGAAAAAGTAAAAAGACTTGAAAGAATTTTATTAATATGCACAGGCTCATTAATTAGTGCTATGGGTTATGTGATTATGGTTTTGTTAGAAAAGCTGTAGGCTTTACAAAAAGCAAAAAAGAAAGTACAAGCAATAATTGTATGAATAAGAGAATCCTCGTTATTAGCGACATGCATATTCCCTACCATCATAAAGATGCTATTAGTTTTCTAAAAGAAATTAAAAAAGAATTTAAACCAGATAGAATTATTAACATAGGAGATAGCTTAGATTTTCATGCTATATCAATGCACGATAGTAACCCTGATTTATATTCTGCTGGACATGAATTAAAAGAAGCTAGAAAATACATAAAAGAATTAGAAGATATATTTCCAGAAGTAACAGAAGTAGATAGTAACCATTCTAGCTTAGTTTATAGACGAGCATTAAAGTATGGAATGAGTAAAGAATTTTTAAGAGATTATGGAGATTTTCTAGGAACTAAAAAATGGAAATGGATAGATGATTTAACACTTACCATGTCTAATGGACAAAGATGTTTTTTCACGCATGGTCGTAGTGCAGATGTATTAAAAACAAGTCAAGCTATGTCAATGTCCACTGTTCAAGGGCATTATCATACGAAGTTTGTAATATCTTGGTGGGCTAATCCTGACAATTTATTCTTTGGCATGAATGTTGGTTGTTTAATTGATCAAAAAAATATGGCTTTTGCTTATGCTAAAAATTTTAGAACAAGGTTTATTCTAGGTTGTGGAATAATCTTAAATGGTGTGCCACGATTACTGCCTATGGTACTTGACAATCAAGGTAATTGGATTAAGAAGATAGTATGACCTCAAATACATTAAAAAAGACCCTTTTAAAGAGCCATAGAGCCACGCACAGCGATAATTCTGCATTTTCTGAACAAGTCTCAGGAGATCACTATAAAAGCCTTAAAATACAGCCTTTGGAATATTGCATGGCTAATAATTTAAATGCATGTCAAACTCATGTAGTTAAATATGTTTCTAGGTATGACAGAAAATGGAAAACTAAAAAAGATCAAATTAAAGATTTAAAAAAAGCAAAGCATGTAATTGATATGCAAATAGAATTATTGGAGAAAGAATAAAATGTGGTTGAATTTATTATCGTTGGGTGTAAAGACAGGTGCTAAGCTATATCAAAATAAACAACGAACAAAACAATTATTGTCAGATGCACAAATGCGTCATGCAGAGCAGATGGCGAAAGGCGAAATTGAATATAAAGCAAAAGTTATTGAAAGTAATGACAATGGTTTTAAGGACGAATTTGTCCTCATTCTTGTTTCTATTCCTATTCTGTTATTGGGTTGGTCTGTGTTTTCTGACGATCCAGAAATTCGTAATAAGCTAGATACTTTTTTTGAGTACTTTAGCAATCTTCCATATTGGTATCAAGCAATATTCATAGGAGTAGTTAGTGCAATCTATGGTCTTAAAGGTGCTGACATTATGCGTAAGAAGTAGTATGATGTCCAAATGGACAAGATTAAAACTGATGCAGTAATTACAGATTTAGAATTACAACTAGAAACAAGTAACAATCCTTATGGTTCTTTTGTTAATTTTAAATTCATAGATACTTTTCCAAGCTTTCCAAAATTAAATGACATGATTTTTGAAATTAAAAAAAGGCATGATGTTGATTTAATTAATTATGAGTATTCTTACACAGGAATACATGAAGATACCGATTTAAAATATTTTGATATTGTAAGAAACTAGGGCAGTTCAGAACCAGTTAAGGAACCACCCTAGCCAAACTATTAACTCTCGCTAATAGTTCTATTTACTAACTTCAAGGATTGTTAGTAAAATTCATTTAATCTATTAATTTCTTGTTAGCTTTTCTGTAGCTATATTATTAATAGATTGTTGCTTTAAGTTTTCACAATAGCTATGACCATTCTTCGCTTCTATTTTACAATATAGATATACTTTCTTTTTATCAGAAAGCTGTTTTTTAACACTCTTATATCTATCATCATTAGTAGCTTTAACTTTAGCTAACGAAACAGAAAGTGATTCGTTGGTCATTTTTTCATTAACCACATAATCAAAAACCTCTTGCACCTGATCTTTAACTTCATCATAATCTATTTCTGATTTGATAAATCTTTTATCAAGTGCGTCAAGGTATGCAATTATCCTATGAGGATCAAAGGATTGTGGTCGCATTGTGATATATTTAGCTAACTCGTTTGACATTAACCTAGTTCTTGTTCATACATTTCAGGGTTAAAATCAGTTGCATTTTCTTTAGCCCAATCTATTTCTTCTCTTGGACTTTCTGGCAACTTATCATCAGTAAGCTGAATACCTTGTTTAGCTTGTTGATAATTTTGTTGTTGTTGTGGTTGAGGATTGTAACCAGCTTTATTAAATGGCTTAACCATATAACAAGTTACAACTTGTTCCATACCATCGCCATATTTTGTTGGCTCGTTTTGTTGCGTTTTACTACCCCATTTAAGAACATGCCCAGATCGTACATACTCTTGTACCTCTTGACTGTTTAACCAATTGGAAATCTCATTAATTCCATATAGCTTTTTTGTTAAGCTACATTGAAATTGAGCCTTGTTTGATGAGGCTTGATATTCCATTTTAGGTGCTTTGTTTCCTGTGCTATATAGCTTCAAAGAAAGCCCACAGAATGGTAGTCGTTGTGTTTGCATTTGTGTCATGTTTTATCCTTATTGTTTCTGTTTTTGTTTTTTAGGTTTATTACTTTCCATAGCTAACATCATATATTTAGCACCAAGAAAAGCATTAAACATTTCTTTATTTAAAGGAAGTTCCTTAACTTCAATCTTGCTATCTTTTTTAGGCAACCTTATGATTAAGCCTTTAGCAATTTTTTGTTTAGTTTCTTCCTCGTAGGCATACTTATATGCATTCAACTGTAATGTATAATCAAATGATATATGATTACTTGTTTTAATATCTGCTAAAACAAGATTGCCTTGCTTGTCCTTTAGAACAAGATCAAGAGTACCAGCATAGTTGTGTTTTTTAGAAAATATTTTTTTCTCTAATTCAACTACTTCATACTCTTGGGTTTTCCACCAATCTAAAAATAAGTTCCAGCAATTAACAACTGCCTTATCAGATTGGTTAGGAATTTTTTTACCTTGAAGATAATCCTCAATTAAACCATGTACTACACTTCCAACTAACCCAGCATCATCTTTGATCCTATCAGTTTTATTTGTAGCTTGATGTATTATTCTTTCAAGGGATACTCTGTCTAATGTTTGACCACTATCCATAATATTATTAATTGAATCTTTTATCTCTCTTACAGGAGTATAAACTAACCAATTAACTAATTGAGGTTTTGGAATACCTTTACCACATATTCCTGTTACACTTTCAACTTTCTCACCATTGCAATAATAGATATGGTTTTGATCGTCAAAGTCTAACTCGATACCATTTTTTAACTTATGTTTTATGTACATGTTTTCCTTTTCTAGTTTAGACGTTCTATTAATTGTGTAATATCATATCTATAATATTTAGATAGACAAAACAATTTTGAAACATCAGTTTTTATACCTTTCTCAAATTTATATAAATCAAAAATTGAGTTAAAGTACACTGGGTTATCTTCTACTACTGCCTCAGCAGTAATATCTTTATTAAGTCTTACATTTTTAAACTTAAGACCTATTATCTGATTTAAAAGTTTGGCATTAGGTTTTTTCTTAAAATCTTCTACCATTCCTTTAACCATATAATCTGTTTTGATTTGTTTATTCATATTTTCCTTTCTAGTTTAAAATAGAATGACCACGATTGATTAAACACTTTCTAGTTAAAGCTTCGTATTTAGTATCCATCGTAGGACTTACTGACCAATATAAAATATTACTAACAAAATTACTATTTTTTTTAGCAATAGTTTCACAATGTTGTAAGTCGTTGGTTAATTCAACTGCTTGTGATTTATCAAATGTACCACTACGACCAGCAGTATCAACAACAGGCTTATACACGCAAGCTTGTACGAATATAATTAAACATAGCATTTTTTTCATATTTCTCCTTTTCTATTTCTAGCTTTTCTAAGTATTCTTCCATTGTATCAGCTTCTATCTTGTCCATTAATTCATAAACTTCTACAAAATATGGATTGTTATCTCCAAATGTGTAACCTTTTTTTATAGATTCATCATTTATAAATTTAAGTCTTTGTGCCTTTACTGACATATTGTTCTCCTTTCTTTGCATGCTCTTTGTCTAGTTTAACTATTTCTTTTTCTATTTGACTTATTAGCTTATCCATATCTGATCTTAAATCATGATAAGTAAGTAATCTTTCAATTAGCCTAGCTTTTTTAAATGAATGATTTATGTCCTTATCTAAACTCATAATATTACTCCTATAATAAATCCAACAACAAAGCATAACCACTCTCGTCTATAATAAAGTTCTAATGCTTTCCAATCAGATTTTGATTTTCCAAAAATTAACATAGTGTCCTTTCTTGGTGGGGAATTGCACCCCACCTATTGATTGATTTATAACCTTGCACTTACAGGGTTATTTGAAAAGATAACCAAGCCACCTAGTTCTTGTAAGAACCTTGCTCTGTCATCTGATTTTTCTTCGTCATTAGCTAGATTAGTTACAGCATTAGCTAAGTCATATTTAGAAGTAACAAATGTTTCTCCTACATAATGATTTAGTCTTTCAAAAACACCAGCCCTCTCTACATCAGATAAGCCATGATTTTTAGCAAGTACCTCAATTTGATGAGAGTTGATTTTTTGCTCAGTAGCTTGTTTCAGCTTATTTAAGTTTTCCTCAAATAATTCTGGGTTTGCAACAAGTTCTAACTGTTGTTCCATTTTTGAAACAATCGTTTTCCACTGATCGTCATTATCAATATCAATAATCATTTTACCAACATGCTTTGCGTAAAACTGATTAAGATATTCTGGTGCTACCATTCCATTAGTACAAACTAATCTATAAATAAATGGCTTAACAACTAAAGAGCCTTGACCTATTTCAGAGTTAGTAATTGTAATACCACCTTGAACAAAATCACCCTCTACTACTTCTCCCTCTAATTTTGGAAGAACAGCAGTAATGTTAAGATTGTCGCCATCGTAATGTGAATACTTTAATTCAGCACCCATATCCATTAGCTTATTTAAAGTAGCATTTGCAACTACATCATTATCAATTCTTTTATAACGATTTGTCATAATTGCTCTTACTCTATTAATGTCATGACCCTCAACAGTTCTTAACATTAATTCTCTACTCTTTGTATTATTAATCCAAAAGTTTAAATTATGTGTAACTAAACTTTGGCTAACTGGCAAACATTTAGAAATATATCTAGTTCCTATTTCTAATTTATTGCACAAATTATTTAACGAATGATCATTTAAATTATATTGATCAGCACTATCAGTTATCTGTAAATTTGGATAAGTAGTATTGCTTTCGTTAATTTGTAAAGCATTTAAAGTTATAATGTAATCTTTTTTAAATTTTACATCATTGTTAATTTGCTTTAACATTTGTTTTATTTCTTGACCTTTTTTCATGTTGTTTCCTCTTTCTAGTTATTGTTAGTGTTAATC